TCGATTCCGCCTGCCCAGCATTGAAGGGGTACTGAAATGCGCGCCATCGTGTTTGCCTTCTGCATGCTGCTGGCCGCCTGTCACGCCGCACCCATCAAGCCCAACGTCCCCGCGCCAGCCGTGATCAAAGTGCCGGTGGCCACCTACGTTCCCATCGATTCCGCGCTGACCAAGCGCTGTCGCTGGGTGCGGGATGGGAAGCCATCGGAGGTGTTCGACGTGAGCAACGGAAGAAAGCGATGCCTCCTTCAGTACGAGGCGCAGCTCGATGCCGTCGACCAGGTGCAGGGGAAGCCTGCGCCGACCACCGATATCGCGGACTAATCGCGTTTCACACCAAATGTTCCACGGCCCGGGGCCCCTGGGGTTATCCACAGCCACCGGGGGGAATTCGGACCCCGGTAAAAGACAGTATTTCGGCCTCTAGGGTGCTCCACCACAGGCCACGCATTTAGCGGTTTTTGCCGGGAGAAACCGCATTTTCTGGCCTGAATAGGCTGTGCATCGGGTAGAACATGGCTGACATCCACGAATTCACCAAAGGCTGGTCCGTGGCCAGGCTGGCGGATGAGTTCGGGATGGACCGACGAACGGCCAGCAAGCGCCTGAAGGAGGCCGGCGTCCCGCCGCTGACCAAGCGGGCCGGGCACGACGTCTATCGCCTGGCCGACGCCGCCCCTGCGCTGGTGAATCCGGGTGCCGCGGCGTTCGGCGCGGAAGGCGTGGTTGATCCGCGCGACCTACCGCCGATGGAGCGCCGCGCCTACTACCAGTCTGAGAACGAGCGCCTGAAGGTCGAGTCGACCATCGGGCAGCTGGTGCCGGCCGCAGAGGTCGAGGCCGACTACGCCGAGCTGGTGAAGAAGGTCGTGCAGTTCTTCGACACGTTGCCTGATGTGCTCGAGCGCAAGGCAGGGCTCACGCCAGAGCAGGTGGTCAAGGTCCAGGACGAGTGCGATCGCGTGCGGCAATCCATGTACGAGGGCATCACCGATGACGACGTACGCGACAGCGCGTAGCGTGCGCCAAGGCGTTGCCGAGATGATCCGGCCGCCGCGCCGAATCAGGGTGAGCGAAGGTGCGCGGGTGCTGCAGGTGGCAAATGCCGCCGGCGCCGCCGGTTCCTGGGATCCGGACACTACGCCCTACATGGTCGAGCCGCTGGATACGACCGGCAGCCGCCATTACGAGGCCGTGGTGTTCGTAGGGCCGGCTCGGTCGGGCAAGACCATCTCGCTGATCGATGCGCGTCTGGCCTACCTAATCACCTGCAACCCGGCCGACGCCATGGTTGTGCAGATGTCCAAGGATGCGGCCGAGGACTACAGCAAGACCCGTATCGCCCGCAGCATCGCCGCCAGCCCGGAGCTACGCTCGCGGCTGAGCCCGCGTGCCCACGACGACAACATCCTGCTGAAGTTCTTCCGGTCGGGAATGTCGCTGCGCATGGGCTGGCCGTCGGTGTCGGTGCTCTCGGGCAAGGACATCCACGACGTCCTGATGACGGACGTGGACAACTACACCGGCGACCTGACGATCGACGAGTGCTTCGGGCTGGGCCTGAAGCGCACGCAGACCTACATGTCCGCCGGAATGGTGGTAGCCGAGTCGAGCCCGGCAACGGACTACGCCGACGGCGCGTGGAAGCCGCTGCACCCGCACCAAGGCCCACCGGCCGCTGGCATTGCCGCGCTGTATGCGCGCGGTGACCGCCGCCGCTGGTACTGGCCCTGCCCAGAATGTGGAGAGCGGTTTCAGGCCGCGCCCGGCTATGACGGGTTCGCGCTGCCGCCGATGGAGGAACTGCTCGAGCGCGTCGTGCTGGACGACGTTCAGAAGATGGCGCGGCACTATTCGCTGCTGCACTGCCCGCACTGTGGTGTCGGACTGCAGCATCGGTGGAAGGACGGGATGAACCGCAGCGGCGTCTGGGCTGCGGAGGGCCAGGTCGTGCACGCCGATGGAACGATCACCGGCGACCGGCCGGAGGCGCGCATCGCCAGCTACTGGCTCGGCGGTGTCGCTGCGTCCTACCAGTCCTGGGAATCGCTGATCGAGCGATACCTCCAGGCGCTGCGCACCTTCGCCACCACCGGTGAAGAGCGCCCGCTGAAGACCACGCACAACGTGGACGGAGCGATCAACTACGTACCGATGGCGGCGCGGTCGGCCAGCGACCCGAACGAGATGCAGGAGCGCGCCGAGGTCTGGCCTGCTGGCGCGGTGCCCGCTGGCGTGCGGTTCCTTCTGGGGGAGGTCGATGTCCAGGCCAACCGCTTCGTGGTGCTGGTGCTGGGCTTCGGCATCGGCGAATCAGGGCAGTTGGAGCGCTGGGTGGTGGATTCCTTCACCCTGCGCACGTCCAAGCGCGAGGATGGCTCAGGCGGCTTCCTGCCGCTGGACCCGCCGAAGTACCTGGAAGACTGGGAACGCCTGGTCGAGAAGGTCATCAGTCGTCGCTACCCGCTGGACGATGGCACCGGCCGCAGCATGCCGGTCCACGCCGTGGGCATCGACTGGGGCGGCAAGTCGGGCACCTCGGTGCGCGCGCTGGAGTTCTGGCGTTCGCTCAAGGCCCGGAAGCTGCACGCCAGGGTCAGGCTGATCAAGGGCGACGCGCGTCGCGAGGGCGGGTTGTTCCGCGAGACCTTCCCCGACAGCAGCAAGCGCCGGGACCGTAAATCCGGGTCGAAGGGCGATGTGCCGCAGCTGCTGCTAAACGTAGACCGGCTGAAGGACACCGTCGACGCCAACGTGAAGCGGGCAGAGCCCGGCCCGGGCTACTACCACTTCCCCGACTGGCTGCCGGAAGCGTTCTACGCCGAGCTGACAGCGGAATCGAGGACGGCCAAGGGCTGGGAGAACCTGGCGAAACGACGCAATGAGGCGTTCGACCTGTGCGGCTACGCCGAGGGCATGGCGCTGTGGCTGAAGGTTCCGGCCATCAACTGGACCACGCCGCCGCCATGGGCCGCGCCGTGGGACGACAACCCAGACGTGAGGGCAGACGACGTCGCGCCGGCGCCAATGCCGCGCACGCGCACCCGCCGCGTCATCCGAAGCAAGTACCTGGGACGCTGAAATGGCATTCACCACCAAGCAAGTCGAACAACTGGAAGCCGCGATCGCGGCCGGCGTGCTGAGCGTCCGATATGCCGACCGCACCGTGACCTACCAGAGCCTGGTGGAAATGCGCCGCCTGCTGAAGCAGATGCGCGATGAGCTGGGCCAGGCCGCAGGTGCGCCGCGGCGCCGCCGCATCGTGCGCCTCTACCAATCGGGGACCGGCAATGTCTGATACCGCCGAGAGCAGCTACCGCGCCGCCGGCAACGGCCGCCGCCTTCGTACCTTCCGGCCGATGTCGCTCGGGCCCAACGCATCGCTGTTGGGCCTGCCGACGCTGCTGGCACGGGCACGGCACCTGGCCCGGAATGACCCGTGGATGGTCAGCGCGCTCAACAAGAGCGTGTCGAACGGCATCGCCACCGGCATCCAGGCGAAGCCGATCTGGGGCACGAAGGAGCACAAGAAGAAGGTCACCAAGCTGTGGACCCGTTGGGGCAAGTACGCTGACGCCGATGGCGTGCTGGTGTGGGAAGGCCTGCAGGCGCTCGCCTGGCGCGAGTGGAAAGAGGCCGGCGAGGTGTTCGCCCGCATCCGGTACCGGCGGCCCGAGGACGGCTTGCCTGTGCCGCTGCAGGTGCAGCTGATCGAATCGGAGCAGTGCCCGCAGCACTACAACGGCGTGGCCAGCAACGGCAACGTGATCCGGCAGGGCATCGAGGTCGATAGCATCGGCCGCCGGGTGGCCTACTGGATGTACCGGGAGCACCCGGGCGACCTGCAGCTGACCGTCAACGGCAACGAGCTGGTGCGCGTGCCGGCGGAGCAGGTACTGCACCTGTACCGGCCGAATCGTGCGGGCGCGATGCGCGGCATACCGGGCTCGGCGCCGGCCCTGCTGCGCATGTTCAACCTGGACCGCCTGGATGATGCGGTGCTGGAGCGCCAGGCCCTGGCCAACCTGTTCGCAGCCTTCATCACCACCGATGCCAATGCGGATGGAGAAGAAGGCGATGCCATCGGCGATCTGATCACCGGTGAGGATGCCGACGGCACGGCTATCGGTGGGCTCGAGCCGGGCACGATGCAGGAGCTGCCACCCGGCCGAAAGATCACGTTCGCCGAGCCGCCCAGTGCCGGCTCTGACTATGCTGAGTTCCTGCGCGGGCATCTGCTGGCAATCAGCGCCAGCCAGGACGTGCCCTACGAGGTGCTCACCGGCGACCTGCGCAACGTCTCCGACCGCGCGCTGCGCCTGATCCTCAACGAGTTCCGTCGGGTCATCGAGCAGGACCAGTGGCTCTTCATGATCCCCATGTTCTGCCAGAGGGTACGCGACGCCTTCATGGACCAGGCAGTGCTGGCGGGTCTGCTGAAGGTACCGCGCTATGCGGCCCTGCGTGATGACGTGACCGAAACCCTGTGGGTGCCCGAGGGCTGGCCTTGGAGCCACCCGGTGCAGGACGTGACGTCCGAACTCAAGGCGGTGCGAGGCGGCTTCAAGTCGCGCAGCAAGGTGGTGCTGAGCGCCGGCGAGGATCCCGAACAGGTCGACGCCGATCAGGCGCAGGACAACGCACGTGCAGACGCGGCCGGGCTTCGCTACGACAGCGACCCGAGGCGGACGAACGCCTCCGGTGCCCGGCAGGACGACGAACCCGGCGCCCTTGGCGCCAACGACGATGAAAGGAATGACGATGACGAGTAAGCCTGGCCTGTTGGCCCGAATGCTGGGTCGCGGCAGCCGTGCGCCCGTGGTGGCCTCGCTCGCCGCCGCGGTCCTCAATCAGCCCCTGCTGGTGCAGCCGGCCATCGGCGAAGCGCTGGTGGGCGGCTATCTGGAAGGGAAGGTCACCAGCGACGACAGCGTGCTGAAGGCCGACCGCTTCGAAGTGTCCGGCCCCGACGGGCAGCCGGTGGGCGTGGCGCAGAACCTGATCGGTGTGATCAACCTGTCCGGTGCGATGGTGAACCGGCCGATGCCCGGTGCCAGCGGACCGGGGCCGGTGAGCTACGCAGCGGTGCGCGACACCTTCGACGAACTGCTCAACGATGACGCGGTGACGTCCATCATCCTGCGGCTGGATACGCCGGGTGGCATGGCGTCGGGCTGCTTCGACCTGGTCGACCACATCTTCGAGGCGCGCGGCCGGAAGCCGGTCTATGCGCTGGTCGATGACCATGCGTACTCCGCCGGCTTCGCGCTCGCTTCGGCTTGCGATGAGATCTGGATTAGCCGCACCGGCGGCGTCGGGTCGGTAGGCGTGGTCTGCTATCACCACGACTGGAGCGGTAACAACGCCCAGATTGGCCTGAAGGTGACCCCGCTGTTCGCCGGCGCCCGCAAGGTCGACTTCAACCCGAACTTCCCGCTCAGCGAGGAAGCGCACGCCGAGGCCATGGCCGATCTGGAGGACATGCGCACGATGTTCGTGGACACCGTGGCGCGGAATCTCGGCATGGAGGCTGATGCCGTGCGCGCCACCGAGGCGGCCTGCTACCGCGGCCAGGCCGCCGTGGCAGTGGGCTTCGCTACCCGGCTCGGCACCTGGCACGATCTGATCGCACACCTCGGTGCCGCCGAAGCACCGCCACCGCCCGCGCCGGGCAACTCTGACCCGGACGACGAGCCGGAGGCAGCGGCAACGCCTCCTGTGCCCGAGGCGGCCACCGCACCGACTGCAGCCGTGGTGGAGAGCCCGGCGGCAGCGCTGGCAGCAGCAATCGCATGCAGTGAGCTGCCGCCGGCACTTGCGGTGGCCCTCCTGCGGCGACCGCTGCAGGAGGCAGAGCCGGCGGCCAGCGCCATCGAGTACGCAACCGCAGTGCAGGACGCCTGCGCTGCGGCGCTGCGTGGCGATGACACCCTCGCAGCCAGCTTCATCGAGAAGAACACCGACCTCGACACGGTGCGTGCACAGCTGCTGTCGATGAAGGCGGAGGAAGGCCGCAGCACCCAGGTCGTCACCGCACACCCGGCTCCGAAGGCCGACCAACAAGCCGCCGAGATCAAGGCGCAGCTGAACCCCAATCACATCTACAAGCAACGAGGTAACTGACGATGGAAATCTCCTTGGCCGGCACCCGTACCGGTGAATTCCTGCTGTCCGAAGCAGGCGGCGAGCGCAGCCGTGAATTGATCCGCCTCCCTGCCGGGCAGGGCGTGCTGGCTGCCGGCACGCTGCTCAAGGCCGACAACACCGTGGCCACCAACGGCGCAGCAGCAGTGAAGGTGCTGTACGGCGCGGTAGACACCGGCACCGAATCCGCCGCGCTGGCCGTCAAGGGCGCAGCGATCGCGCGCGATGCCGAGGTGTTCGGCGAGAAGCTGGTCTGGGCCAGCGGTGTCACCGATGATCAGAAGCTGCTGGCCGCGCTGAGCCTGGCCGAGTCGGGGATCATCACCCGATGGACCCATCAGCCGATCGCATCGAATGCCGCTGATCACCTTGTGTTCGTCTCCACTCCGCTGACCGGCACCGCCGGCGAAGCTCTGCCGCCGATCGTTGCGCACGTGAAGGACATCTTCGGTGCTCTGGTCACCGGCAGCACCATCAGCGCAACCTTGGCCAAGGCCACCGGTGCAGGCAACCTCGCCGGCGGCGGTGCCAAGGCTGCAGTGGGCGGTGTGATCACCTGGGACGCGGCCACCCTGAGCGCCGCTGGCGACTACACCCTCAAGGTGACCGCGACCGATCTGGACGAGGCGACCACCGACACCATCACCATCGCGGCAGCCGGCGGCTGACCGCCGAGCAACCTTTCACCGGCTGACCTTTGGCCCCGCTTCGGCGGGGCCTTTTCGTATCCCCTTTCGAGAGAGAAACAACTATGGATCTGCAGACCCTTCTGGCGCTGGGCGTGCTGAGCTTCGATGCCCTGAACGCCCGCATCAATAATCTGCCGCGCATCTCCACCCGCCTGGCCGACATGCGCCTGTTCCAGGAGGACGGCCTGGTCGGCACCACCATCGTCAAGGTGGGCATCAAGGGCACCAAGCTGGTGCTGGTCCCGAACGTGCCGCGCGGCGCGCCCGGCCAGCCCAAGGGCCTGGAGCGCGGCAAGGTGAAGCTGCTGGAAACCACCCACCTGCCGCAGAACTCGACGGTCATGGCGGACCAGCTGCTGGGTGTCTACGACCCGGCCGACCCGGAAGGCAACAACGTTGCCGCAGTGGTCAACGCGCTGCAGGCGGTGCACAAGCGCGACCTGGACTTCACCATCGAATACCACCGCATGGGCGCATTGCAGGGCAAGCTGCTCGACGCCGATGGTTCGGTCATCATCGACTTCTACGATGAATTCGGCGTCACCCAGACCGTCATCGGCATGGAACTGAACAAGGACACCAGCAAGGTCCGCGCGAAGTGCATGGCCGTCAAGCGCGCGATCGAGGACAAGCTGGGCGGCATCCCGTACACCGGCATCCATGTGTTCTGCAGCGCAGGCTTCTTCGACGCACTGACCGACCACCCGGACGTGCAGAAGGCCTACGAACGTTGGCAGGACGGCGCCGCATTGCGTGACGACGTGCGCAAGGGCTTCGTCTTCGGGGATATCACCTTCGAAGAGCTGCAGGGCAACACCGGCGGCGACCTGGCTCTGGCCGATGGCGAAGCCATCGCGTTCCCGCTGGGCGTGCCCGACATGTTCCTGACCCGCTTCGCGCCGGCGGACTACCTGGAGACGGTGCGCGGTATCGGCTTGCCGTACTACACCAAGACCGCCCCGATGCGCATGAACAAGGGCATCCAGTTGGAGAGTCAGTCCAACCCGCTGAGCATCAATACCCGCCCGGACGCGGTGATCCGCCTGAAGGCCGGCTCGAAGTAAGCCAGTAGTGCCTGGCCCGCTTCGGCGGGCCGGGCAGGAGGTCATATGGCCCAGATCAGGATCGGGGTCGACCCCGACAACGTATTCGGCCGGCAGCTCACGGAGCTGGAGCAGTCGCAGTTGCCGTTCGCCGCCTCGCAGGCCGCCAACAAGGTGGCCTACGAGATCCGCGAGCGGTGGAAGCGCCAGGCGCCCCGCGTGTTCGATCGCCCGACGCCGCTGACCACCAACGCGGCTATGTACCGCAAGGCCACCAAAGCCCAGCCGTATGCCGAGATCTACATCCGCGACGAAGCCTTCAAGGGCACACCGCCGGCGAAGTACCTGCTGGCGGAAGTCGAGGGCGGCCAACGCCGTCGGAAGGGTTTCGAGCGGTTGCTGCAGAGCCGTGGTCTGTTGTCGCCGACCCAGTATGCAGTGATGGGGCGGGGTGCCCAGGCAAACCAGTTCGGCAACGTGCCGGCCGGGCAGGTGACCAAGATCCTGTCGCAGCTGGGCGCGCAGCGTGATCGATACCAGAACCAAACCGACGTCAGCAAACAGCGTCGGCGCCGTCGAAAGGGCAACCGTGACGGCGAGTACTTCGTGATCACCAAGCGACGCGGCGCACTGCGGCCTGGCATTTACGAGCGCATCGGACGCGGCTCGGGCGTCCGCTCGATCTTCATCTTCACCAACACCGCTGGTTACAGCCCGCGCTACGACATCTTCGGCATGGCCGAGGACACCTGGAAGCGGCTGATGCCGTTCTTCCTGAAGCGCGAGCTGGAGAAGGCGATGGAAACCGCGAGGCCGCTGCCTTGAACCAGAGAGCTTTTCTGCAGGGCTTTGACGCCCTTGCGTTTGACGCGTTCCGAGCCGCGGGCGTAGCCGACACGGCGCGCTACGTGGCACCTGATGGCCAGGAATGGCCGTGCACTGTGCTGCTGGATGAGGACGTCCAACAGTTCACCGATGACGACCTTGCGCCGGTGGCCACGTCCTTCGACCGGATCACGCTGCAGTTGAGCGAGGTCAAGCCGCAGGGTGGGGGCGTTGTGCACATCGACAGCGCCGGCCGAAGGCTGAAGCTGGTCAAGAGGCTGCGCGCTGACGCATCTACCGAGCAGTGGGAGGTGGCCAGTGTCTGAGCCACGCACCAGCCCGCGACGTCAGCGGCTGGAGGCCATGGGTCTGAGCCTGCAGCGGATCAGCATCGCCAACGGATACCTGACTGACGCCGGCGCCGGCTGGACGCTGGAACCTGCTCCGGGTGATCAGGACAGCCTGGCCGTGCTCACCGCCGTGATCGAGAAGCAACAGCGGGCAGAGACGCCCTCCAAGGTGATCAGCCACCGCCTGACAACTGTCAGCGTCATCGCCAAGGTGCCCTCCGACACTGCGGCATACCAGGAAAAGTTGGACGACCTGGTGACTGACATCGAGGCGGCCATGGACAGCCGCGAGACGGCGCGCAATTTCCCCGATGGCATCCAGGTGCCGGTTTACGTCGGCATGGAACCGTTGATGCCGGAGAAGGCCAGCGCCGGCTGGGTCGGCGCCCTGATTACCTACCAGACCCACATCCCCAAGAAATGACCCGCCGCTCAGCGGCAACCCAACTGGAGAGCCATCATGGCCGAAGATTACAGCTACCTGGGCGCAGGCATCGTCCTGATCCGCGAGTGGAACACCAGCGACCCGTTCCTCGAGGTCGGCAACGTTTCCGCGTACACCCTGGCGCCGCAGACCAGCACGATCGAGCTGGCCGACTACCAGAACCCGGGCGGCGGCACCGCCAACCGCGTTGATCGCGTGACCGGCTACAACCTCAACTACACCTTCCACGATTTCAAGCCCGAGAACTTCGCACGTGCGACTCGCGGCAAGGTCAGCAGTATCGCTGCGGGAACCGTGACCGATGAACTGGTGGTGGCGACGAAGGGCAGCTATGCGCCGTTGGTTCGCCTGGCCAGTGAAATCACCACGGTCAAGCCTGCAACCGGCACTGCCACCTACGAGGCGGGAAAGGACTACCGCTTGGAACGCGGCATGCTGTTCATTCCGGCGGACTCTGTCATCACCCCGGCCACGCCGGCCGGCACGCCCAACGTCAAGGTCACCTACAAGAACGCTGACCTGGGCCACGTGGAGGCCGCTGTCACCTCGCAGAAGTTCTATGAGATGCAGTTCTACGGTGCCAACGAGGCCCGTGGCGGCAAGATGGTGCGCATGGTGGCGCACAAGGTCACCGGCGGCGTTATCGAAAGCATGGGCCTGATCGGAAACGAGTTTGGCGCTGGAAGCGTGCCGGGCGCGCTGCTGAAGGACAGCGCAAAGGCTAACGGGCAGGACATCTCGCCCTATTTCTACTGGCAGCAGGAGAAGTAAGACGTGAGCGACGAAGACGTCATCTCTCCGCCGACCCGTACGGTCACCTTCCGGGGCGAGAAAATCGCCGTAGGGCCGCTGCGGCTGCAGCAGGTCGGCCCGTTCATCACCGCCAGCCGCACCATCATCGCCCGCGTGGCGATGATGGCCGGCGCGGTCGAGGCGGCGGAGCCGGCTGCCATCGGCGCAATCATGCTCGATCTGCTCGAGCAGGACGGCGCAGAGATCGCTGCTGCCCTGGCTGTGGCAGTCGACAGGGAAGCGGACTGGATCGCCGTCGGCACCTTGGACGAAGTGGCCGATCTGTTGGAGGCCGTGGTGGGATTGAACCGGGATTTTTTCGCCCGCCGGCTGCAGCGCCTGCTGCTGATGGCCAAGCCGCTGGCGGCAGAGAGTACGGCCTCCCCGACCTAGTCCAGTACCTGATCGCGCACGGGCATTCGCGGCGCGACGTGATGACATACACCTTGGCGCAGCTTCGGGCTTTCACCGCAGCTGCCGCCCAGGACGACCGCGATCGCATCGCGGAATTCGCGGTGGCCACTCGCATGGCCATGGCTGCACCCGCAGCCGATTGGCAGATGTATCTGGCCGCACTGCGTGGCCACGCCCCCGTGGGGCAGACACAAGGGAAGATGACCCATGGCTGAGCCTTCAGCGAATCTGCGTGTCCGCATTAGCGCGGACCTGGCCGACATCAGGCAGGGCCTGGGCGTGCTCACCCGGCAACTGCGCGAAGTGCGCAGCGAGGCAGCGCGGCCACTGCCGGCGAAGAACGGCATCACCGACCTCGGTGTGTCTGCCGGTCAGACCGCACAGGCCATGCGTCAGCTGCCGGCCCAGTTCACCGACATCTTCACCAGCCTGCAGGGCGGCATGCCCTTCTTCACGGTGCTGGTGCAGCAGGGCGGGCAGATCAAGGACAGCTTTGGCGGTGTCGAGCCGGCATTGAAGGGGGTGTCGTCCGCAGTGCTGGGCATGGTCACCCCGGTCACGGTGTCGGCCGCAGCTGTTGGGCTGCTGGTCTACGCCTGGTACGACGCAGAGCAGCAGGCCCAGGCCTACACGAAGGCGTTGGTGCTGTCGCGCAATGAGGCTGCCGCCACGACCCTCACCCTGGTGACCCTCGCGCAACGCACCAGCGACGCGCTGAACGTCACTGCCGGTGCTGGTGCCGAGGTGGCCCAAGCCGTTGGCGCGAATGGCCGGATTGCTGCGCAGAACATGCAGGCAGTGGCAGCTGCGGCAGTCGCAATGAAGGAAGTTACCGGGCAAGCGATCGAGGATACGGTCGCCCTATACGGGAAACTTGCCGAAGACCCGGTCAAGAACTCGCAGAAGCTCAACGAGCAGGTCAACTTCATGACCGTTGCTCTCTACGAGCAGGTCAAAGCGCTACAGGAGCAGGGCCGTAACCAGGACGCCGTGACGGTTATCACGCGTGCGGCTGCAGATGAGACGGTCATGGCGCTGGCCAGGGTCCGCGCCAGCCAGAATCCTGTGATCCGAGGGTTCAAGGATCTGTGGGCCGAGGCGACGAAGGCGTGGTCTGCGATGCAGGCCAACGTAGGCCTCGGGCCCGCGGCCGCTCAGATGCAGCAGCTGGTCGCGGAGAACCAGCGAGAGCTGGCGAAGCTGAACGATCTGGCATCGGGCAACCAGCGGGGACTGCCCTTGGCCAGGAATCCCATCGCGTTGGCGGCGATGGAGAAGTCCATCAAGGAGCGCTCGGAGAAGATCAAGGTTCTGGCCGCTGATCTGATCAAAGAGCGAAAGGATGCGGAGGTAAAGGCTGCGCAGGACGCAAGCGCCGAATACGTGCAGCAGCAGGACACGATCATTGCATCCCAGGCATCAAAGGAGCAGAAGAAGAAAGACGAGATCGCACGTATCAATGGGCAAGCGGACGTTGTGCGACGCAAAGCGGCAGCGGCGGGCCTCGTGGAAGAAGTCCGGGTGATCGAAGAGCGCAGAGCCGCCGCCGTCGCAGCTATTGAGAAAAAGTACCGCGAGAAGCCAACAGCCGGTACTGGGTCCGCTTCGCGGGCGGCTGGGCTACAGGGCTACAAGGACGATCTGATCGCCGAGCAGGCGCAGATCACCGCCGGAACACAGATGCTGCGTGCCCAGTACTCGGCGAGGGAGATCACCGCCGGCGAGTACTACAGCCGGATGAGGGATCTGCTGCAGCAAGGAACGGATGCCCAAGCGAAATCGTTGGAGGGGCAGATTGCCTTCCTTCAGAGGCAGGTGGTCGCTGGCAAGGACGCCATCAGCGTGAACCGGCAGATCGGCGACCTTGAAGCGCGGCTCACTAAGGTCCGCACGGAGGGCGCCGGCGCACTCCAGGTGCTGACGACCGAAGAGACGGCCGCGGCCAAGGCACGGACCAACGTCATTGCGGCCTATGCCAACGCTCTGGACGCGAGCAACCAGGCACTGGAGCGGCAGCTCTCGACGCAGGCCCAGCGTGTCGGTATGGGTGATCGCGAGTACGAGATTCAGCAGCGCATCAACGACGCCTACGCTGACCAGGCGGACAAACTACGCGAACTGCAGCTGCAGATGAACGCGGGGCAGATCGATCAGGAGACGTTCGAGGCCGAAAGGGCGGAGCTGCTGTCCAAGACGCTCGACCGCCTGCAACTGATCCGAGATGGCTATGAAGAATTGCGGCAGGCTGAGGGCAACTGGCTGGCCGGTGCCAGTGCAGCATGGGCGAACTACCAGCAGCAGGCTGGGAACGCTGCTCAACAGATGGGAGGCGTCGTCAACACTGTCATCGGGAGCTTCGAAGACGCTTGGGTGCAGTTCACGACGACGGGCAAGGCCAGCTTTTCAGACATGACGAAGGCCATCCTTGCCGACCTGGCCAGGATCGCAGCACGCCAGGCCATCATGGGCATCGTGAACGCGGTGGCCAGCGCCTGGGGTGGCGGGGGTGTCACTGCCGCTGGCAATCAGGCCGTCAACGCCGGCACCAGCAGCATCAACAACCAGCTGTTCCAGAACATGAAGCTGGGCGGCAGCTACTCCACCGGTGGTTACACAGGCGACGGCGCGGTGAACGAGCCTGCCGGTGTCGTGCACAAGGGCGAGGTGGTCTGGTCGCAGAAGGACGTGGCGCGCGCTGGTGGTCTCGATGTGGTCGAGGCGATGCGCAAGGGCCTGAAGGGGTACGACACCGGTGGCGCCGTCGGCACTTCTACAGCGGGCGCTGGGCGAGCAGGCGGGCTGACCATCCAAGGAAACCTGACCATCAACGCCACCGAGCAGGAAAGCGACCAGCCCGAGATCACCGACAAGCAGATCCGGGACAGCTTCACCGGCGCGATCAACGAGTGGGCGGTCAAGAACCTCCGGCCTGGTGGGCTCCTCTACGGGGCGGGATATCGAGCATGAAAGAGACCTTCGTCTGGTGTGTGTATAGCGCGCCGCCGAGCGTGGAATACGAGGCTGTCACCCGTGCAGTAGCGTTTGGGGACGGCTACGCACAGGAAGCGCCCGACGGCATCAACAACGAAAGGCAGATATGGAACCTCGAGCTCTGGGGCCACCGAGAGCTGGACCAGATGGGTGCGGCGAAGGCCTTTCTGCGGCTCCGGCGGCGGCAAGGCGAGTCCTTCCTCTGGACGCCACCCGACGAGCTGCAGGGACTCTACCGCTGCACGAAGCTGAGCGCCGTGGACGAGCTTGAGGGCTATCTGCGGATCAGCTGCACATTTGAACAGACATTTCAGCCGTAAGGAGGCCCCATGCCTTTGAAGAAGATCGATATCAGCACGGACCACGGAACGTGGGTTGGTGACCTCTTTCCTGTCGCGTTCACCAAGGCGAACGACAACGACGAGTACCTTGAGCAGTTGGCGATGAGTGCGACCACCGGCGCGGTGCAGAAGACCGGCGACGCCATGACCGGCGGGCTCACCTGGAAGTTCTCCGCTAACGGCGCGATGCTGGGTGTCCAGAACGATGGTTCCGGTAATCCGGTGCTGCGTGGCCTGAATTCCGCCGGGAATGCAGATGGGCTGTTGAAGATGGCCGGCAGCCTGATCCTCGGCACGGCGCCGGCTGTTCGGTTCGACACGAACCAACTGAAAGTGGTCGGCAGCAACATCCCAGCAGGTCAGTACCAGGGCTACATTCTCGGATCGTGGAATGGCAAGCCGGGCGACAACGACGACCGCATCGAGCTGCAGTACTACCGCGAGACTGCCGACGGCAGCACCTCATGGTCGTCCTTCAACTGGCGAATCGGACGCGTGGTTGATGCCACCACTCAGCAGTTCATTGAGTTCCACCGGCTCGGCCGACTCGACCTCGCCGTGGGTGTGCAGCGCTTTCAGTTCCAGTCCAACGGCAACGCTACGGCACCGGGTAGCTTCGTCAACGGCGGGTCCGATCCAGCGATCAAGGATCCCGACAGCCTCCGACCCATCCAGGACGCCACGGCGGCGTTGCTGGGGTTGAACGTGCGGCTGGGCAAGTATCGGCCAGAGTTCAATCCCGACGGTAGGGAGAGGGCGTTTGTCATGGCCGACGACGCGATGCGGAGCAGCACCCCACAGGTGATTATCGAGGACGTGATCGACGGCCAGTACGCTGGCTGGGCCACCGACCAGCTGATCGCCTACCTGGTTGCCGCCCACGACGAGGGCTGCCAGCGCGAAGAGGCGATGCGTCTGCAGATGGAGGCCTTGGAAGCTCGCCTTGCCACGCTCGAAGCTGCGGCAGCGCAGCCGGATCAATCCGCATGATCTCCGCCGATGCTCAGCAGCTGGAGCCAGGTGGTCGCATCACACTGTTCGAACTGGACGCCAGCAGCTTCGGCGCCGACCAGCTGTTCTTCCACGCGCACCTGCAGTCGGGCGTGATCTGGTGGCAGGGCCAAGAGTACGGCCCCTGGCCGATCAAGACCGAAGGTTTTGCCAGGACCGGCGATCAGCCACCCACACCGAAGCTCAGTGTCAGCAACATCGACGGCCGGATCACAGCCCTATGCCTGATGTTCGGTGACCTGGTCGGCGCAAAGGTCATTCGCCGGCAGACACTGGTGAAGTACCTGGACGCGGCGAACTTCCCTGAGGGCAACCCAACGGCGGACCCGAACGAGCACTTCCAAGACGAGGTCTGGTTCATCGAGCGGAAGACCTCCGAGGACAAGGAGACGGTCGAGTTCGAGTTGACGACCGCGATCGACCTCAATGGTGAGCAGCTGCCCGGTCGACAGATCATCGCCGGCGTCTGCGGCTGGTTGATCCGTGGCGGCTACCGCGGGCCCTACTGTGGATACACCGGCCCGGCTGTGGCCGACGCCAATGATGTTCCAACTGATGACCCGGCACGCGATCAGTGCAGCGGCTTGGTACGCGGCTGCAAGCTGCGCTTCGGCGCGGACAAGGAGCTCCCCTACGGCGGCTTCCCAGCGGCAGGTCTGTTGCGCACCTGACGACCTGCCGTATCCAGCACCCCCGCACTCTTTCACGCTGCACCAGCAGCACTTCAAGGCCCGCCCAGGGTGGGCCTTTTCTATGGGCGACACCCATGCAACAGAGCACCCTACAGGCCATCCAGGCGCACGCCGTGGCCGACTACCCCCGCGAATGCTGCGGATTGATTGTGGCTACGGCCGGCGGTGAGGCCTACGTTGCCTGCCGCAATGTGGCGGCGACCCCCAGCGAGCACTTCATTCTGCCTGCCGAGGACTATGCGGCGGCCGAGGACCAAGGTGAGATCGTTGCGCTGGTGCACAGCCACCCCAATGCATCGGCCACCCCCTCCGATGCCGACCGAGTCATCTGCGAGCAGAGCGGCCTGACCTGGCACATCGTCAGCGTGGGCCAGGTCACAGGTGAAGCCCCCCAGTGTGGTGACCTGCAGTCCATCAGCCCCTGCGGCTATGTTGCGCCGCTTGTAGGTCGCCAGTTCGCCCACGGCATCCTCGACTGCTACACACTGGTGCGCGACTTCCACGCGCGCGAGCTCGGCATCCACCTCAACCAGTACGAACGCGAGGACGACTGGTGGGATATGGGGCAGGATCTCTACAGCTTGGATCGGCTGCGGGCTGAGGGCTTCGAGCAGATCGGAGGCGAGCCGCGCCGCGGCGACATGATCCTGATGCAGATCCGTTCCACCGTACCGAACCACGCCGGCATCCACCTGGGTGATGGCCAGATGCTGCATCACTTGCATGGCCGGCTTTCGGAGGTCGTGCCCTACGGCGGCATGTGGGCCGAGCGGACCCGCTACATCGTTCGCCACAAGGAGTCACGTCATGGCTGAGCGCATGCGCACCGTTCGGCTATATGGCCAGCTGGGCAGCCGGTTCGGGCGTAAGTTCCGCTTGGCCGTGAACAGCCCGGCGGAGGCCGTCCGCGCGCTGTGCGCGATCGTGCCGGGTTTCCAGCAGTATCTGGCCCGCGCCAAGGAGCAGGGCATGGCGTTTGCCGTGTTCATCGGCAAGCACAACATCACCAAGGACCAGCTGCAGGATCCCCCCGGTGGCGAGGACATCCGCATCGCCCCGGTGCTGCTGGGCAGCAAGCGCGGCGGCGTGCTGAACATCATCCTCGGGGTCGTACTGATCGTTGTGGGCGCCTATACCAGCAACGTCAATCTGATGGTTCAGGGCGCCGTGATGGTGATCGGCGGCGTCGTGCAGATGCTTGGCCCGCAGCCGAAGGGGCTTGGCTCGCAGGACAACGTCGAAAACAGGCCGAGCTACAGCATGAACGGCACGGTCAACACGCAAGCCCAAGGTAACCCGGTGCCGGTTCCATACGGTGGGCACGACACCAAGGGCATGCTGGTTGGCTCTGCCGTGATCAGCGGTGGCATCCAGGCCGAGGACCAACTGTGACCCTTCAGGCTGTAACCACGCCGCTTGCCCATGAAGTTGGGCAGGCCGTTCGCTTGGCCGGTGCAGGTGGCAAAAGCGGATCCAACGCGCGCACGCCCGTCGAGACGCCGGATAGCCTCCACTCGATGGCCGTGGCCCGCATCGTGGACCTGGTAGGCGAGGGCGAGATCCGTGGGCTGGTGGCTGGCAACCAGTCGATCTACCTCAACGAGGTGCCGATCCAGAATCCCGACGGCACGGTGAACTTCTCGGGCGTGACGGTAGAAACCCGTTCTGGCACGCAGGATCAGTCGTACATCCCAGGCTTTCCCTCGGTCGAGAATGAAGTTGCGGTCAATGTCGAGCTGCGCGGCGGCGAGCCGGTGGTTCGCACGGTCAGCGGCCCGGATCTGTCCGCCGTCCGCATCCGGCTGGCCGTACCCGCCTTGCAGGAGGTGGACGGTGAGAACGGCGACCGGAAAGGCTACTCCATCACCTACGCGGTGGATCTGGCCGTTGACGGTGGTGCCTTCACCACGGTGTTGACCGAAGCAATCACCGGAAAGACGACCTCGCAGTATGAGCGCAGCCGTCGCATTGATCTGCCACCGGGGTCGCAGTGGCAGGTGCGCATCCGTCGCATCACGCCGAACCGCAACAATTCTCTGATTTCGGACACGGTGAACGTGCTGTCGATGACCGAGAT